TGACGTTCTGCTAACATCAAAACTTCATCATAGTTAATTAAGCCATTCTCTTCAACACCATAGGTGTATGCATCATAAATCTTACCTGATATATTTGGAGGGCTTCCATGACTTAAATGTCCACCGCTTGCTAAATCCATACCTAGTATTTTATCACCAGGTTGTAGAAATGCTTGGTATACCGCGGTGTTGGCATTGGCGCCACAATGGGGTTGCACATTGGCAAAGTTACAACCAAACAGTTTAGTAACTTCTTCGATTGCCATGGTTTCAATTTCATCCATGTGGTCGCAACCATTATAATATCGTTTACTTGGATAACCTTCAGCATACTTATTTGTAAATATACTTCCGCTTAATTCCATTACTGCTTTGCTGGCGTAGTTTTCACTTGCTATGAGTTCAATTGTATTGTCTTGCCGTTTTGTCTCGCGGCTGAGAATATCTATAATTTTTTGATCCATAATATTATGCTATGTAGTCTACTCTATGTGAAGTTGTAACTGTGTTAAGATATCCTTGTGCATTGTATGTAGTGACAAGGTACGTGTCTTGGACAACCTTTACGTTGCCCTCTCCTGCATCATATACTTGCTTAACTACTTTCTTTGTTGTATATGATGTAGCTGATACGGGTGAGATACTATCTATTGCATCCACTATTTTTTACTAAACGCTTGAGCACCAAAGAATGCGGCTACGATACCGGCTACTGCTACAAAATATGTAGGAGCCATACTACCAAGTGTTGCTTGCGCTTCGTTAAGTCCAGCTAATGAAGCCAGTACTACTGCGAAAGGATATAGTAACATACCCACTAAAGCAAACCATGCCATCTTTCTTTGAGCATCGCGCATTGCATCTTGATCTTCAAGTTCTTTGCGCTTAAACTCTAGGTGCATTGCTAACTCACCATTATTGATGTGTCCATCACCATTTGTATCGGCATCTTCTAAGCCTTCTACAGTTCGGTAACCTCTGCTATCTACTCTTGCAGTTCCTTGATCACTCGTTGTTACTGTCTTGTCCACTGTTACTTTCTGTTCGCTCATCTGTGTCTTTTCCTTTGAATACATCTAAGAAGGAACTCTTTTTAGGAGTTGTCTCCTCAGGCTTGTTTATAATATCCAATTGTTCATCAGTTAAAGTCACAGTTCTATAATATACGATCACTTCCTTGGTTTCTTTTACAAATCTTTTAATCTCTTGAAGATTGTATGCCATCAATTCATAGTCACCTGGCGTCATGGCAAAAAATACACCACCAGTTTCTTTTTTGATTCTTTTTGTAAACTCCTCGATATTCTTATCAGATACCACATACCAGTGTGGATCTTTCATGGCAATCGCTTGCGGCATGAGAGGTTGCTTTATAGGAGTTTTGATCTCTACCGTTTTTATAACCACTTCCCTTGGTGGTTGCGGTATTAAACTACACCCGTTAAGGAGTAGGATCAAACTTGAAAAGGCTATCAGCCTCCAAGCTACGGAATACGTCTTCAGTTGCATTGTTTACTCTCGGTTCAATTAGTCCAGGTTTGGCATTGGCGAGTTTTCCGAGGTCATGTCGCTGGAATATGCCTAAGTATCTGTCTCGCTCTGCTATTATTTCTTGGTTCTTGGCTGCCATTTCGATGATGGCATTGGATTGATTTTCGTAGCGGGCTTCCATCGTGTTGATGGTATTTTCTTGAGTGGCAAATTTAGTTTCGTATGCCGCGTTCAATGCTCTGAGTTCAATCAATTCATTTTGTGTTGTGGTGTAGTAAAAGTATCCACCTATACCTAGCGATACGATTATACCAATAAATAATGAATTCATATTTCACCTCCTAACAATTTAGCAATTCGATCTTGCTGTTCTTGAATTGCTTTCTCTTGGTCTTTTAGAGATTTCTCTTGAAACAAGTTCTGTTGTCTCTGGTGTTCAATCTCTTCTTTTTGCTCATCAATATCCATAATGCTATTTATACTACTAATACTTTATATCTTGTAGACCGCCACGCATACCAGCATCAGTTCTATCAAAGACTGGACCAGAATCTTGACCAGAATCTGTGATATTTTGTTGAGCCGATTCTTCTAGATCATACAATCGCATCTTAGCACGATCAACACCAACCATGAATCGTTTGTTTCTAGTTGGATCACTGTATCGATTCTTTAATTGTTTGACCATCATATGACCTTGCTGTTCTAACTCTTCAGTACTTATAAGGGCAAACATAAGATCGGCAGTTGCTGGTAGTCCAAATGATTCTGACGTATCAGTCAGTTCAACATCACTATTATTGTAGCCACCTCTAGTGGTCTGTGTAGCTGTGACGATTGGAAGATTAGTTTGAACAGCTAGACCACGCAACTCTTCAGCAATACTTTTTATGATTGTATATGAATTGGCATTCCCACCTCTTATCCTGCTGGAAGTGCAAATATTAAGATAATCGATAAAAATAATATGTGGAGTAAAATTCTTCTTGAGGGTAAGTTCATCTAACAGTGCCTTAAAATGCCCTGCATGGGCAGATGCGGTTGGATATTCCTTGATGATTAATTTACCATCAACTTTGCCTTTAATCTTTTCTACACGGTCACTGAACATTGTTCTAGACAAATCTTTCAAGTCTTGTATAGCGACATTCATCAAGTTGGCATCTATACGTTCTGCTATACGTTCTTCTGCCATCTCTAATGTGATGTAAAGAACATTCTTTCCTTGTTGAATGCAAGAGGCTGCCATGTGACACATGAATAGAGATTTACCAACACCAGTTCCAGCAAGTGCAACATTCAATGTCTTATTTAGTAGACCACCTTCAGTAATCTTATTGAAATAATCTAAGTCGAATGGAATCTTCTCTTCTTCTCTATGATAAAAATCATATCGATCATCAGCGTTCTCAACATAATCATGTCCGATGTTTGTATCAAACCCTACACCAAGTGCTGTAGATAGAATGTCTGGTAAAGCGTCTTTACTGTACACTGTATCGTTACCATCAATAATCTGAATAGATTGCATGATAGCATTGTAAAGGGCTTTCTGTTTACAGAAAGATTCTGTCTCATCAATCAACCATTCTTTTGGATTGTCTGTCATCTGTAATGCATTGATGATTGTTTCACATCTATGGTACAAATCTTCAGTTACAGCCCTGTTGTCTTGTAGTGCAATCAATAGGGCAGACTTCGATGGTAAACTATTGTATTTAACAACAAAGTCTGCAATCGAAACGAATACCTGGCGAGTATCTGGCTCGCTAAAATATTCTTCTTTCACAAATGGAATTACTTTTCTAAGATAATCTTCATCATGTGCCAGGTGTGCAATTATAATTTGCTCAATATTATCCATTTGTTTCCCTAAGGTTTTGGTCGTTCATTGTAGAAAAGACTTCTCTTTCTATCTCGTTTACACACTGCGAACACAAATACAATTTACCATTTTCACCTTCAAAACAGATAGCTTCATCGGTTGCTTCGTTTATATTGTTTTCACATCTATCGCATACAGCCATTATTCAGAACCATATGCTTCGGCAATATCATCTTGGCTTACTTCTTCATTCATAATGGCTTCACTAGAAATTAGATATCGTTTCTCGATCCACGATATGAAAGTAGGATCAGTAAGAATTGGTAACCAAAAATCTTTTGTGTAAGTTTCTTTTGCACGATAACTTTTTCCATCTTCGCCATCAGATGCTATTTTGTACCAACCAATTTTTGGTTTTATTACATGACCAGATTCTTGTGCCATGTCTAACAGTCCAGACCATTTACTTATACCACCTTCGAATGAGACTTCAAGAGGTATCTTAGATTTCTCTCGGACATATCTTGACTTCTCAACATTGATAATAAAATTATAGCCCATCAGTTCTGTGCCTTGCTTATCTTGTTGGCGACCAATGATGAAGATGTTATCCGCAGAGTAATAAATTCCAGTACCGCCAGACACAATATCTTTAGGGAACATTCCAATCTCTTTGTATGTATGGTTCACTACGACTGCTGGAATATCTTTCATTGTCAGATGTGGTGTAATCATACGGAATAGAGATTTCATTTGTTTAGCACGGGTCATATCTGCTACAGATTTACCATCTAGTGCATCATCAACTTCTTTCTTACTTGCTAGATTACCAACAGAGTCTACGATGATCATAACATGATCACTAGGACTAAAGTCATTCAACTGTGACATGATATCATGCTTGAGTTGTTCGATATCAGTAATCGGTGTATGCATAACTCTATCCGTATCAATACCAAAAGACTGGAAATAACCTTGCGGTGATCCAAACTCTGAGTCATAGAATAGTATCACACCATCATCATACTTGTCAAGAAATGATTTCGATAACAGTAATGCGAATGCGGTCTTAAAGTGTTTTGATGGACCAGCAAATACTGTCAGTCCAGGTGTAAGACCACCATCTAGTTTACCAGACAATGCTACATTCAATGCGGGTACTGTTGTCTGAATTAGTTCTTTTGTATTAAAGAATCTTGAGTCTGTGAGTATGCTCGTTTCTTTAATTGTCGAATTCTTTTTAATCTTTTCCATTAAACTCATATTGATTTTTCCTCTGTTATTGTCACGCCATTCTGAATCCATATTTCACATGAATCTGCGTCCCATCTTTGATCTTCTACTAGGTAGTCCCAACCACCATCGTCACCATCATACTCTTCTTTGAATGCTTCTTCATCAAAGTCTGCATCCATATTATGAAAATATAAATCTTCTGATACACCATCCCATGTGGAATCTAATTCCCAACCCTCAAACGCTGTTACTTCAAATGCTTCTTCTGGATCTTTCATTGCTTGATCCATCATGGTGAGTTCCTCGATGTTATCATCATCGATGTCAATGTAATATTCTCCGCCACGCCAACAGACAACCACTTCAATGGTTCCAGTCTTTTCTGGGTGTCTAAAGAATTCTGATTCAACTACAGACTTTTTCCACTGTGGTTCAATCTTAAACCTACGAACTTCTTTCATCATTTTATTCTCCTTTCGTGCATTATATCTGGTATTGATTCGTTTGTCAAGTTATTTCTAAACAAATAAATCCATAAGTGAAGCGACTGGTCTAGTATCCCAATTTAGACTCTTGGTAATATTTTGAAGTGGCTCAATGAATGCTTTTTCAAACATCATTTCGTAATCAACATATTGATGTAGATCAAACTCAGGTGGTAATTTACCAATAAATGATATAACATTTTCTCTAATTAAGTTTGGCTCTTTGAGATACAAAAACTTTACTTTGTCACCCTCTTTGATATACTCATATCTATTCGTCAACTTAGAGCCTTTGAGTTGATGATTATACATCAAGGCACCACGAACAGCGATTGGTGTACCTTTGGCATAGATGCTAATACCACTTGTGTACTTAGCCAGATTGTTACATCCACGTGGGAATGCAATCTGTTCTGGAGTCATATTCTTGAATGCTTGCCAGTGTTCTTCAACATATTCTTGTAATGCTTTCTCATCTTTATTGAGACAAAGTGCCACAGCGTCACGTAATGACTGTCTAACTGGTGCTGGTGTAGAAGACCTGACGATCTCTAAGCCCATAACTTTTAGTTTAGGTTCAGCATATCTAACACCTTCGTTGTCATATACATTAAGGGCATAGCGTTTCTTTGAAACAAAGATACCACTGTCGGCAATGGCTTCTCGCTTGAAGAATATCTTATCTTCAAATGCATTTGTATACTTAGAAAGATTGGACATGGCTTTGTTGATACATGGCTCTATCTTGTCTTCGGTAATCTTGTCAAGTGCATCAATGATTTCAGTATGTGATTTATCTTTGAGAAACTTTTCTACAAGGACATCCAATGTGATGTAGCATGAATCAGTATCAGTATAAAAACTATACTCAACATCTTCAGTGCCACAGAATTTATTTAAATATTCATTTACAGCACGGGCAGTCTCACGAATGATATACTGACCAGTTAGTGTGATACCCTCTGCAATTCTCTCATCAAAATATCTGAAGTACTTGTTACCCATAGCACCAAACAGAGAGTTCAACTGAATCTTTCTAGCCATCTGAAAGTTATTATACTTGGAGATATCAGCCAGTAAATCTTTGTTCTTAGTCTTTTCGTATTCTTTCTCTGCTTCTTTCATCAACTTCTTGTATCGTTGACGATCATCAAAAAACTTTTGAGTTATCTCTGGGAATAGACCTTGACTTCTTCTATCAAAACAAAAACCATTGGCAGCCATTGAAGCATTTCTAGCCACAAGACCACTCGTATCATATCTATTTTCTAACAGACCATCTACAGTACAATCAAGTGGCTTAATATCTAAGAACATTTCAGGCGATAGATTGTGTTGCATGATGATAGATGGGTATAGGGAAGTAGCATCGACTGATACAACCCACTTGTACTTACCGGGAACTGGTTCTTGTACGTAACCACCTTTGATACCACGACTGGCTTTATCTTCCTTCTGTGGAATCATAATGTTTTTTTCTAACAAGTGATTATATAACAAACAATCCCAAGTACGAACCGAAGAGAATATATCTTCAAAGTTACACTTGCAGTCATATGCCATAGTGGCAATTAGTTCTAGCAACTTCATCTTGTCATCAAGTTCATCTACCAATTTTGCATCGATAATATTATAATCAATGAAACGATTCCAGTCATTGACATAGAATTCTTTAAAGGTATCAAAATTGTTTTCAAGTTTCTTGTGACCAAGTTCTTCTTCAGCAATATAATCTAGCTTGTAATTTTCTCGGGCACCATATGTGAACTTCTTGTACAGGTCAAGATAATCTAACTGTGAGATACCTTTAATATCATACGAAAGTTGCTCTCTGTTATTGATAGTTGTTGTACGCGATCTTGTCATGCCAAATGGACTGAGAGAATTCTTAGCATCGTTACCAAAGACTCTATCAATACGACTGACTAGATACGCAATATCAAAGAACTTACTATTCCAACCAGTAATAATATCAGGGTAGTCATTGACCCACCAAGACATGAATTTCTCCAACAGATCATACTCATCCGCACAAACTATATACTCAACATCAATGTCTTCAATCTCAGGTGATTGTGGTTTCCATTCACCAGAACCCCAAGTGCGAACTTTTTTGGTTGCGTTATCGACCATCGATATCAATAGAACTTCTTCGATTGGTTCATCAACATTTGGAAAGCCATGTTCTGTGGTAGTCTCAATATCTATTGTCTGAATGCTCAACTGACTCAAATCAAATTTGACTGTATCAGGATATTTTGAAGAAAGATATTGGTAAGTGAGGTCTGTTTGACCGTAGATAGGATAGTTATCGATCTTGGAGTACTTGTCTACAAAATCTTTACAATCACGATTGTCACCAAACTCTACAGACTTTAAGTTCTCACCATAAAGACCCTTGTACTGTGAGTCTTTATCGTTGCGAACATATAGAGTTGGTTTAAAGGGTTGTCTTTCTATGAAAGATTTACCATCACGGAGTCCGCGGGTAAGTATTTTATTGCCGTATTGCCAGGCATAGGAATAGAATTGGGACATGAAGATATTTCACCATTGAATCATTAAGATACATTATACTACAGTGTCGACCAAATGTCAACCTTTAAATGTTGGCTTTTTCTCTTCAGGCTCTTCTTTAGGTACCATATCTACCAGACCAGGATGTCTGAATATGGCTCGGTACTGATCACCGATTACTTCTTGTGGTGCGTAGAGTGCAACCACTGAGTTTATTTTTATAGAAACTTGTCCACTATGAGCGGCAGGACAATAAGGACTGAAAACAATCTGAAACTTTCCCTCTTCAGTATCAGACGGCTTCATTAACACTAGGGCTGGATTAGACATCAAGTATCTATTCTTATCTGTTTCTAACTTCAGAATACAGATAATGTCTTCCCCGCTAGTAAGGGTAATTCCACATAAATGTGGTGTCGCTAGTTGTTGCTCAGTTGTACTTTGTTCGTTGTCACTCATAGTGGACTCCATAATATTATTTTCTGTTAAAGTTGTGCTAGTGAAAGGACCATGACTGACATTACTGCAATAGAAAACGCTATTAGCAGAACGGTATCACAGAAAGCTCCATCGCATTCTTTAATGTATTTCTTGAGGGTGTTCATTTTGCTCCTTTTTTGACTTTAATTTCAATTGGTTTTTGATCTTCGGGTATCTCTCGTTTTAACGTAATAAGTAACATACCATTTATGAATTCTGCTCCTTCTACTTTTACCCCATCGGCTAATGCAAATGTACGTGTAAAGTTTCTTGCGGCTATTCCTTTATGGTAATACTCTGGTTCTGACTCACCCCTATCCTGTACACCTTGAACTACTAACTGGTTGCCACCAGGAACTACATGGATATTAAACTCATCCTCTGTAAAACCAGCGGCGGCTATTTCAATAATGAAATGCTCATTATCTTCAGCCGTAATTATATTATAAGGGGGGTAACCGCTTTGTACTTCATTTGCGGTCGTAAGTGTGTCAAACACCTTGTCGAAACCTACAGAGTAGGTGTCTAGTCTTTCAAAGATTTTGCCGACATCGGCATGGGTATACTTTCGTACCATTGTTGTCTCCTTTTCAGCGAGTTATGTAATTTGAGATCCTGAACTTCAAGGCATCTCGGACTAAATGTAATAAAAAACTTTTCTTATTACACTACTATATATAATAAAAGATGTAGTGAATAACCTCTATGAATAAATATCATAGTAGCGGATTATCTTTTCTTTCCAATATTATACTTAGTTACTAAAGACCATTCGTCTTTTTCTTTAAAGGCTAAAACCTTAATTTGTGATAGAGGGGCACAGTCTTCAAAGAATCTATCTTCCTCAATTACATCTACTAAGCCCCAATCGGACAGCAACTTAGCAATAGTATTTCTTCGTTGGATATCGTTCTCTGTAAAGTCTGCATCTTTACCATCCAATGCAAAAAGTTCCTTAAAGTGTGTGACAAAATATCTACCTTGCTTGTGTAATATGTGACAAGATTGATAAAGTACTTTATCTTTTTTGGATGCAACTCCAATTCTTGAGAGTGTCTCTCTTACTTTTAGGAAGTCATCGGATTTTTTTAGCTTGATTTCAAGGGGTTCATAGCCAGGAAAGTCAATAGCAAAGAAGTCTTCACTCATTTCAGTTATACCTATAAAAATAAATTCATGTTAATATAACTGTATTTATAAAATTTAGATTTTGCCACCTTTAAATAGACGGTCTTCAATCTCTTTGAGGTTATCTTCGCTTAATATCCGTAACGCTTCTTGTGCTTTGGTATTGTTGTATCCAAAGTACTCTTTTACTATTGCTAGTCGTTCTTCTTTCTCAGGTTTTAGCCATTTATTATATCGTTTCTTTTTACGTACCATACTTTTCAGAAAATCGTATTGTAATCTGTGGTCAATATGAGGGCGAGAGTTCATCTCATTGGCAATCTTGACTGTATCGCTTGAATACGACATCGCTTTGTTGACAATGAATGGACTATACTGCTTCTCTGACCAATCATCTACCATAAGATTTTCTTTACTATGGTTAATGCTGTTAGCAAAATCGAATGGGCTGATAGCTTTCTTCTTTACTTTGAAAGACTCAACATCGATCTCTTCTCTTGGTGCTACGCCAATTAAATCACTAAGACTCATCGAGTATCGCTTCTAAGTCAGGTGCTGAATATGTATCGGGCTTCATAACTTTACCAGTCTTCACGTTCTTCAGCAATTTACCATCGGTAACTTTACTTTCGTTGGATCGTTTCACTTCCTCCCACACAGGGTCAAATGGTATACCAAGAGTAGATGCAAGACCCATAAGTACCCATACCAAGTCGGCAATTGCATCAGCAGTCTCAACTATATCTTTAGCACTGAATGCACCGTTAAGTTCGAGGAACTCTTCAGTAACAAGATCCATGTATAGATGTTCTTGATCAGTACCACGAAACTTGGCTGTGATCTCTGGTGGTTGGTTAGCTTTCAACATGAAAGACTCTACTGTTGATTGAATATCTGGCATTTTAAATTCCTATTTTAGAATAATCAAAAGCAATTCTGTGGAGTACCCTGTCTTCCATTTTCTTAAAGGGCCATCGTTTATGAATACTCAACCATTGCTCACTAATAACTACATCACCATCTTTCCAATCATGGTGATACATAAACTTCTCTTGCTTAACATGATTAACCAAGTACTGATAAATCTCTTGAAACTCTTCCTCAGTTTTATCTATCATACCAAATGTCTGTAGAAATGGAAAGTATAATCCAGTTTTACCAAGAGCATTAGTATACACTAAATTCATTGGTTTGTCAACCGAATGATGTTCATTAAAGAATGGACTAGTAGAATATTTACCATGTTCATGCCCAAGAGTAATCTGTAAATCTTGAAAGTCTATCTTGGCTTGTTCTGGTAAATCATCATACGCTTTGATCATATCAATCCAGCTAGTACGACTACCTCGTGAACCCTTTATTGCCTTCAACCATATAAGAGGTGATCTATCTGGATTTGATGCTTGGTTGGCATGCCAATCTAATGCACTTGTATGTCCAAATAATCCTTCTTCGCCATCTTCATCTTTTTCTCCAGTCACCCTGAGAATATTTTTGTGACAAGCAATATGTTTTGTTCTGTCTGGTTGCAGATCATATCTCTGGCACTCACCAATCATCTCACAGATTCGTACCTCTTGATCCATTGTTAGATGTTCTTGATCTCTTATGACTACAATCATATGTTCCAGAACTTCTTCCGCAATAGCATGACAAGCACCTTCACCTATCGTAGCTAAATTACCTTGAACTAATCTCATCTTCCACAAGTCTCCGCACAGAATTTTGATGGCGTACCATTTTTCAAATCATCATAGTACATATTATTAAGTTCGCCACTATCAACCACTTCTTGTAAGTTTCTACCATTCATAGCAACACCTGTTTTTGGTTGTTGACTAGCTGTCATACAGCAAGGAAAAACTTTATCATCAAAAGAAATAAAGAGGTTCAGATTCTTTTCTGAAAAATCTGAAATGTAAGTATGCGAAAGTGTCCAGTTATACGAAATGCAAGTCTGTGTCATATTTTTCCTTTAGTTTTTGTATGTGTGCTGACATATTATAAGCAGGTGTTAGTGAATATTCTATATCGCTTTCATCATACGTACCAGCACCATAATACACTCGCAGTTTTTCACCCCCGGACGCTAGTTCTTTAAAATCGTTTGATCCTTCGCTTTGTATTATGTCATATTTTCCAGACAACTTATCTATAGATGAATGAAAAGAGGTAGAAAATGGATTAGGTCTTTCGTTAATATTAAACATTTTAATTTTATGTTCTATTGCAATTTGTATTGCTCTTTCTAAATTAATCTTATTTTCATTGAACAGTAAATATTGCCAAGAAGAATGTTGTGCGGTACATTCAGAACTATATGCTTTTAAATTATCCATTGCATCTGACCACTTGACGTTTCTTCTATACAACTGATTAGATTCTTGATCTGATCCATCAAATCCAAATATAACATTGACTCCCATTTTACCTAATCTGCGGTATGTATCTGGTTTTCCTATAGCACCGTTAGTTGCTATATCAATTCTAACTTTAGGATTTTCTGATATCAGCCACTCAGATATATCTGCAACTGCATCACAACCCATTGGGTCACCATAGTTACCACAAAATTTAACAAACTCTAATCCACTGGCTACACCATGTAAGATGTGTTTAGTTTCATCAAGTGTTCTTTGGGTCTGTACGAAATCTTTTAGTTTTCCACCGTCTTGACGAATACAAACTGGGCATCTTGCTTGGCACGTACTTGAGATTTCATAGTCTATCGCAACTATGCGTGTCATTTTATGTCAACTGAAGCCATGATATCAGTTAGGCAAGCGGTAAGATTGATTTCTTGATCTGATACGAATGCGGCTTTGTACTGATAGTCTGCAATCAACAGCACCAAATGAGGTACTTGTTTTACTTTGTCGATCAACGCATCATAAACTTTACGATAGATGCCCTGTGGATCTGTGTCAACATTGTTTGCTACCCACTGGCGCATTTTCTTGAAGTCTTTATCTTTGAGTGCATCGATTAGTCCCTTGACATTCATCTCAGCCAAGTTGCTCAGTATACCCTCATCAATAACACCACCAATACTGTACCGCTGAAGTTCATTCAGAACTCTACGATAGTCTGGAAAATGTTTCTTGAGTAATTCAGCAAGAACTTTATCAGAGTATTTAATCTCTTCAATGTCCAGAATATCTTTCATACGTTTGTGAAATTGCATTGCCATTTCTGGCTTGTCAGCTTTGTCCAAACGGAACTCGACCACAGTAGTTCTACTATGTAAGGGTTCGATGATTCTGTTTTTGAAATTACACGTAAAGATGAATCGGCAGTTGGCAGAGAACTCTTCAATGAATGCACGTAATGCTGGTTGAGTAGAGTTTGGATTTAGATAGTCTGCTTCATCTAAAATGACCACTTTAGTTTTGTTTTCGAAACTCATTGTACTTGCAAACTTCTTAATCTTGGTACGCAATACATCGATACCAGATTCTTCAGAGCCGTTGATTAGAATATAATCACAATCTAATTCATTACACAATGCTCTTGCTACTGTAGTCTTGCCAGTACCAGCACTACCACATAGCAGTAGATTTGTTATCTCACCATTACTGACCATTTGATTAAATGTTTTTTTAATCGATTTTGGTAACACACATTCATCAATGGTTTTAGGTCTATACTTTTCGACAAATAAAAATTCGTCCATTCTACTCTCCTCTCATTATATTATCCAAACGATTCCGCAGTCTTTCCTCCATCAAAAAGATCAAGTTGCAGTTCTCTGGCTGGGGCTTGCACCGGACTATCAAATATTACATAGTCAAATATGTTTTGTGGTGCAGTCTCACCGTATGGATCTTCTTCAACATTGTCACCGAAACCAGGTTCAATAAATGTTTTTTCTACCACACCATCATTTAAGATGACAGCATATCTCCATGATCTTTGTCCAAATGATACGTTGTCTTTAGATACAAGCATATTCATTGCTTGTGTAAGAACACCAGAGCCATCTGGAATCATTTTTACATTCTTAACATCTAACCACTTAGACCATTTGTTCATAACAAAAGAGTCATTCACTGATACACAATAGATTTCATCAATGCCAACTTCACGGAACTGATTGTACATCTCTTCGAATTGTGGTAGTTGATATGTTGAACACGTTGGAGTAAATGCTCCGGGTAGACTGAACAGTACTACTCGTTTTTCTTTGAACATTGAATCGACTGTTACGGGTTGCCATACATACGGGTTGTCTGCATCGCTATCTGTATCCAGTACCCGAGTATTGAAAGTTACATTCGGGACTTTGAACCCGACTTCAATATTACCTTTCATTATGAATCCTTAAATCTTAGAGTTTACGTCTAATGCAATCCAGTATTGTAGTCCACTACCATTAAGGTGCATGAACTTTTTCTTACTTAGAACCACATCGTAATCAGTAGAGATAACTTTGAAGTTTTCCATTGGGATACGACAATCGAATTCACCCTCATAACTACCATCGATATCTATCGTATAGCTATTCGATCTTGGAGATGCGGGATCACCCACAGCGAGAATGACTTTACCATTTTTGGCAATTACACTAAGCATTGAAGCAGATACAATTGATGCCGCTTGCTTGATTGTGTCGATAGTCTTAGAAGTTAGTTTGAATGCGAACTCAGAATCTACTTCGATAATCTTATCTGGTGCCGCGACTAGAATGTTTTTGTCGGCATAGTAGTATTTGAATTCACTGGGACCTTTCCGAACAGAAAGACTGTCATCACCAAACTCGACATCGGTATCATCCATCATAGATAGAAGTGCCAATAGACTGTTTAGATCATAGATACCTACTTCACGATCAAAAGTCTCTGGAACTTCTGCTCGGGCAAAGATGCCTACATCTGCGGGAATGGTGGTCAAAACATTGCCAGGTCGAATCAAAAGATTCGAATTTATACTGGCAAAGTTTTTGAGAACCTCAAGGGTTTTTTTGGATATTTTCATTATGTATAAGCCTCATCACTGTTGTTAATATTAAATCATTATATAGGGAAGACTTCGAAAAGTCAAGTCTTTTTTAAACTGTTTCTTTTGTAACAGAATACGTACTACCGGTGTCAGTATTGAATTGAACAAACTTCGCTTCAGTCTCAGGTTCGATACCATCACACTGTGCATCTCTAATTACTGCCCATTCTGCCTGTAAGGTATCATATGCGGCTTCATCTGCATATGTTAGAATGTATGTAAAGTCCAGCATATCTTCACTGAACTCCCAACTTACTGCAATATCACCATCAGTTTTTTTGCTATCAATCCAATCATTGAGAACTGTTTCTCTAGCGGTCTCCGCTTCATTAAGAACCACATCGGTGTCCATGACATACCAATTATCGTCAGTGGTAGGTCTTGAATATTTAATTGCGTATCTGTATGCCATTGGTTATCTCCAAAAATTTAACTTGTATAATAGCTATTTATAAAATCTCAGACTGTCACTTCCATTTATGAGAGGAGAGAGAGGTCACGAAAGTGACAGTCTGAGCCCCAGGTGGGGAACTGGTTAATCTATCTCAATTAAGATAGAAGCGGCTTTCCCTCCAAAGCCTAAACTGTTTTTGAGTGCGTACTTACATTCAGTTGCACGGGTTTTTGTAGTAACGTATCTACACTCGGTGTTATTTATATGCGTAAGTGGAATTATATTAGATTTTAATGCCATTAACGAATAAATTAATTCTATTATTCCATTACCTGCCATGGTGTGTCCTAGCTTAGACTTGAATCCCACAACATCTTTATACGGAAGTACATTTTGTATCGCTTCATATTCAAGAACATCACCTTCCTCAGTACCAGTAGCATGAGCGGCTACGAATGCTATATGATTTGGATCGATTCCTTCAGTAGCAATCTTCATTGCTTTAGTCAAACCAAAATCAGAAGGGTTAACAAAGTTTGCATGGACGCCATCAGTTGCTAGACCAGGTTCATGGATGTACCCATAGATGTATGCTCCTCTAGCTTTAGCTTTATCTACATCTTCCAAAATTAAACAGCCTGCTCCTTCACCTGTGATTATTCCATCACGATCATTATCAAATGGAGCAGACTTTGAACCTAGGGCACCCAACTTCTCAAAGAAAGTTGTATCCCATAAATTATTTGCAGAGTCACCAGCACCGCATATCACATAGTCATATCGTTTTGCTAGATGAAATGCATAGTCTAACTGGTATATACTGGTAGCACAAGCAGAGTTCATACTGGTAGCACCACCTGTAAATCCATATGTTTGTGCTATCAATCCCGCAGTGAAGTCCCTACAGCCCTGTAGCAATTGCTTAGGTTTAACTCTGTTCTTTCCATCACTAAGATCGGAACCATAGTCCTGGAACGTGGTGTTACCGGCAGTTAGTGTAGAGAATAGAGTAAACACATTATCTGAAAATTCTATATCAGGATTCAGTGCATCGGATACAGCGTGAAGTGATAGCTTATTAATGTCCAATAGTCTATTGTACATCGGAGCTTTTACTTCAGTCAGATTATCTTTCTGGGCAGAAAACGAACCATTTACTGGCGGCGCCAAAACACCTGTTTGGTATTCGGCAAAACAATCCACGGGGTTGTTCCCGAGGTTGTCTACTAAACCTATTCCTGTAATGGCTAATCTACTCACTTGTTTTTCCTATCGTGTTCATACAATGCCAAGAAACCATAATGGATAATCTTAACAATATCTTTTCGGTGATCTACTGGAGTTCCTTTCTTGCCATATCGACCATTATACTTATCGACATTACCAAGGAAGAACCCCATACCATGACCACGATCTACAATCACTTCGGAAGATTGGAGTCCACCCTGACCATAGTGACCCTGATAGGTCTTATCTATGTAGGCTTTGAACTCCTCTAATAGTTCATCTTCCCTAAACTTGTAGTCTGGTTTATTCTTCATTGATAACTTCCATTTCTGCTTCTGCTTCTGGAGTTTCTAAATCAACTCCGGCATCCACTTTAGTGTAGAGATCAATGAAGGCTGTTTTGGTATCAGTATCAAAACGATTCACACATAACTGGATAGCCTTGAGGCGATCATTAAACATTGCAAATGCTTTCACAATGTGTTCCAGTCTTCGGGTTGAAACCAACTCATCGATTGCACCCTCGTAAAAAGTTTTTCTGATAACGTCAGCCCAAGTGACTAAGTTCTCAGCAAACTCGACATCCACACAATCTTGGACAGCCATCTTATTGAGAACAATTTTCTTCTCTTGGGCAGCCGATGGATATTCTTGTTCGATTGTGATAGCAAATCTTTCCAAGAAAGCCTCATCAAGTATCTGGGCTCCCATGAACTTGCCGTCATCTGATCCACGACCCTTAGTATTGGCAGTAGCGATAACATTGAAACCGGGTGCAGGTTGAATCACTTCACCAGTTTTCTTATTGTAGTACGCTTTACCTTCTAAGATAGCTTGGAGGCACATTAGCTTATTAGAGCCACGATCAATCTCATCTAGAATGAGAACTGCACCACGCTTCATAGCGGTAAGTACAGGACCTTCTCGGTACACTACGTTACCATCAACTAGTGTATTACCACCAATCAGATCATCTTCATCGGTCTCAATGGAGATATTAACTCGCATTGCTTCACGTTTAAGTTTTGCACAAACTTGCTCGACCATCATAGTCTTACCGTTACCAGATAGACCACAGATGAAAGTTGGATAAAATACTTTAGACTTGACAATACTGGACAAATCTTTGTAGAATCCAAAAGGAACATAAGTGGCATCGGTATCAGGAATCAAATTCTCTACCGAGGTTTGTAATTTAGCTTGGGTCAAAACTTTAGCCTCTGTAGCCTGTGTCTGAATTACTTCGACAGGCTTCGGTGATTTAGGAACGATCTCAGCGACAACTCCACTATCTCCAAAAGAGTAGCGACCTCTAGACACCGCATAATTTGCGACAATGAATCCGAGTGCGGAACCTTGCTTGGGAATTCCAAGACTGGACGCAACTTCATTCAATTGACTACGGCAATAAATACCGCTAGGGTTGTCAGTGTTAGCGAGTGCTGAAATAATCGCACCAACTTCTTGCTCGGTTTGGGCAGTACCGAAAACTGTATTTTCTTGTATCATCATAATGACCTCTCTCAAAAGGGTTAACTCAATTTATACATACATTATAGCTGGAATCGAAACTAATGTCAAGTCTTTTTTTCAATTATTTTCGATTCCAAGCTATTGATTTTACGCAACTTTCTCAATGAAGCGATTTAAAAATACTCTACTAGACGATCTAGACTGGGTAAACTTCTTAAATCCACGTCTTAGGTCACCCTTACTAGTCGATTTAACTTCCATTTCACCCTGTTCGACATCCAATCCTTTACCACCTTTAATCAGGTATAAAGCATCATACTGAGGAGCACCTGTCACCTCAATAAACTTGTCAGTATTCCAGGTCTTCTTAGAGGCATCAAATGCCGCATAGTCATATCTTCCAGTAGTGTTGAAGTATTCATCACGGGCTTTTCTAAGATTAGGCTCGACCAATCTAAATCCAATCATTCTAGAACCAGTAGTCCTTTTGTAGTGTTGCATCATTGCATTAGAAAATGCGCTGTAGGCAAGTCCACGTGAAGAGTACCGATCAGGAGAAATTCTAGTAGTCATAGCGCCTTCTTTGATGTATATATCAGAAAACTTGCTACCATACATTCTTTTCTTTTGCGCTCGGGTATAGTCTCGACCAGTTCCGAACTCATCATTATGTACTTCTACTGACTCGATCACTTCCATTGTAGTGGAGTTATCACCGTCGGTAAGAATAATTGTATTGAGAACTTCTAGGTTGTTATTCGTTTTGAATTCAATTGCGACATCCCTAAGAATCATAATACCTTCAGCGAGTGGAGTCATTCCAAGACTGAGGTGAGATGGAACACTATATCGATCCATCTCTACACTATTAGGTCCGTCATCGTAAATGAATGCTCTACGTCCGTAAGAATTTGAAAACGCTGTTCCGTAACCAAGCAGTCTCTTAAAGACTTTAGTGTACTGACCGCGAGTCAAGTTTGAACTAATCAATTCTAATAGACCAATACATTGATCTTCCATGATTATGTCATCAACATTGAATTCCTGTAAGTCCGAAAGTTTTCTATTGTAGGAAAGGGCTGAAGTAAAACCGAATACTTTAAACGGGATATTAACTTTCTTACAAAAGGCAACTTGGATCATTAACTGTTCTAACGTAGCTTGCATTTGCTGATACATAGAACCAGACATATCCAACAACATAAGCATACCGTGGTTCTGACCATCTGGTACAGTAGTTGAAGATAGGAAGAGATCATCCGTCAAGCGGTATGCCCACAACTTATCCTCGTTCAACTTTCCAGTCTTATTTTCACGTTGCTTTTTAATCGCAGTGGCTTTACGCTTCATTTCGAATTGCTGTACCAACTGGTTAATAGTAGTCTTATGCTTTTTATTGAAATTTTCTAGAAGAATATTCTCAGCTTTCTCAACGGAGAAAGTCTCTTGAGAATAATTCTCATAGGTAGGTGTCCAATCCCAAACATCTGCACAATCAATTACCAAATTTTTAGTCTTCAGTTTGGGCCAGTTGACGTTCAGTGTTTCCAGATCATCATCACGAACCAATTCTTTTTCTCTTTCTCGAAAATTTGTATCGGTCATTGCTTCGGGATCCATTGATGCTTCTTTACTAGAACCCTCATTAATTTCATCACCAGATTCTGCTTTCTCAGTGGTATCACTTTCTTCAGTTTCAACATTATCCATTGGAGATGACT